ATAGATGTCACCGCCAGGACTAACAGCCATCCTAGTTATGTCAGGCGTAATCGCAAGCAGCCCCCACTCTTGGAAGGCTTCGTCCCATGTTGCTTGAACAGTCCAAGTACTCCCACCGTCCGATGAGTAGAAAAGCACACCCCTAGTGTACTGGTTCCCAGAGGTCGTCCCTTTCATCTTAATACAATGCGACAGGCTAGCTCCGGCACACTGTATCTCAATGCCGTACTCGGTACCACTTGCTAAGGATGGAGACCCGGTTAGAGCAAGCTCGTACCATGCTCCGCCTGAGTCGCTCGTCCATCCATTGGCATTGACTGTACCCGTTGCTAACGCAGCTCCAGTCGGTTTGTGGTTAGCATCTACAGCATAGACCGTAACCGTCACATTGCCCGGCTGCCCGTTTCTATAGGCACGAAGATAGACTGATGTTAAAGTATGCGTAGTCTCAGGCATAAAAGTTTGCCATGTGCGCCTAGACCCATAATGCGACGCAACCGTGTCAGAATATGTCTCGTGACTTTGATATTTTTCTGTTCCGTCTGCGACACCCGTACTTACCCAGAGCACTGTGCCATTAGCAACGGCTAGTTGATGTATCTCAGCTCCTTTACCAGCAACGTAGCAATAGTCAGCATCGACGGCTATCGCATAGATTTCGTCAGGATAGTCCTCATAAGTCCAGATATAGTCCTCCCAACCGCCCGTTGTGAAGTTCAACTCGTAGACGCTACTAAAAATCAGTGAGGTGTAGTGGCTACGTAATTGCCACAGGGTGATAGGTGGTAATAGACCCGTTTCATCCGTCAATGAGAGACGACAAGTGCCACCGGCATAAGGCAACTTAGCAGCCCACACATACGCCAAGCCAGACAACATGATGGCATACATCTGCCCGTTCTCAATATTTACAGAAGGACTTAGCTCTATTCTCCGATGACCAGCAGCCACCGAAATACCTGCTATGTAGGCCATTTTCATGCCTACAGGGTAAGCTATATCTATCCAACCTGTAGCTAGGTTGTTCCCTGTTGGTAGGCCATCTGCCGTCGCCCGAATAGCCACCTCTAACCAGCCTCTACCCCAAGGATACTTAATCCAGTAGCCATGACCACGGCCTTTTACATAGTCCCGATAGTACAGGTAAGGCAGGTCTGGCCTACTCACAAAGAGGTTCACATAGTCCATCTCATAACTAGCCTCAGCCGTAAATGTCTGCCAGCACGTTAGGGTTTGAAAGTATCCACCTGGGCTAATTAACAGAGGTGTGTATGTGTAGGGTGAGCCCTCATCCTGGTCAGCGGCCTTGTTCTCTAAACCTGGAGCCAGCTTGTAGACATTACCGGCTTTACCACCGCAGTACACGTTGTAATCACTGTCAACGGCCAGCGCAATCCTACCGCTCTCGCTACTCAACTCCCAACTCCAGCCTAGCCCTCCCAGCACGGTACCCAGCCTTTCAATATGGCCGTTCCACCTGCCAGCGTGAACATAGGCAGCGGGCGTTTCAATATCAAGGATAGCGCACACGCCACCACCTAGGTCTGAGTACAAAGGATTCCTAGCTTCTGCCCTGAAGCAATAGCTTTGCCCTGCTACAAATTGCCCTCGCCAGAGGTCGTAATAGAAGGTATCACCGGTCACCTTTGGGTATTGCCAAGGAGTGCTGTAGTTATACTCCTCATCTTTACCCCACTGGAAGCGTACCCAGCAAGGAGCACCGCCGTCCCAAATGAGCGTGCCGTTCAAGCGTAGCCCCCGCATAGCATCGCCCTCTATCTCTTCCACATTCCCATCCCTCTCAGGGTCTTGCCATGCTCTACCCGTCAATTCAAGGCCAAGTGGGTCTTGAGTAATGAGTTTGACGTAAAGGCCCGAGCAGTTAATCCCGGATATTTTAATTTGAATGCCATATCTGGTACCAGCGGTGAGAAGTCGGCTCTCTCCTGCGCCAAGAGGGTCGTTGATTGCAAATTTTACCCACGCATAGTCGGTATTCTCACAGTCGTAGGTAGCGCTACTATAACCGTAATTCACCTGGTCGTCTCCTCCGTAGTAGTCATACAGTGGCACACCATCGTCATCACATTCCCAAATATAAAGCTGGACGCCTGGGGCATTTACATTATCATCGGCGTTCTTGATATACAATTTCACATAGTCTATATAATGGTTTCTTGTAGGCGTGAACGTTTGGAACACCCACTTCAAATCTTCAGCAACGCCAAACTTGGGAATGTAGAAGTCGTAGTCTCCACCATGGGTATAGCCTCTGTCAATGCGTGCATCTCCTTCCTCAAACATGAGGTCGGTATCCTTCCGGTACGTAAGGGCATCTGTACGCACATCAGGCTCAGCAAGGGATTTATAATCGTATATCTGTCCAGTTCCAGATAGGCTAACGAAGGGCTCTTGGCCTTGCCGCGGGGAGAATGGACTGGTAGGTGGCCTATACTCCGCCGTTGCCTCCATCTCCTGCCCGGCCATGGCTTTCTCCATCACCTGATCTATGTTCCGCTGTATGTCATGCTCCCAAATATCAACAACGATATAACCCATCGCCATGAGTTGCTGTTTCTGAATGAGGTCACGGCCACGCACCTCTTGTGGCTCGTGGTAGTAGGTCCCCTGAACCCTTAGTGCCAACGAGAGGCTTTTAATGATAAAGTCGACGGTCATGCCGCCCAGTGAAGTGCGGCCTCCGTGAAAGACACTTTGGAAATTGTATTGGATTCCCCTGTTGTCCAGCCATGCCATAACCATGCGCTCTGGTGTGGAGGCAACTTGTTCGGTCGTCATTACTCGATTTCCGAAACGACAACTTCAAACGAGCGCTGGTCGGCATACATATCCAGCCACTTCCTGCTAGGCAAGCTGGCTATTCTCACATACTTCGTGGAAATCCCCAGGTCACCGTCGGGTGAGAATGTAACGAGGATAGTCGAGTCGTAGGTATCGTACAGATGGTCGATAATTTCCTTTGCCCGCTTGCCGAGTGCTTTCAGCGTAAACGCCCATGCGGTTACCCTCTCCGGCATGACCAGATACTTCAAGGCTATAGCCTTCAGCTTCGGTGTCTTTGTGGTAGTACCACCTCTGGCAAATGTAAGTTTTAACTGGCAATCATAGAAGCTGGTGCCAAGGTTACTGGCAAAATTAAGCCTTGGTCGTGGACTTGTTGTAAAATCCCCCAAAGACGTATAACTCGCATCGTTGTCCATCTTGTACTCAACAGTTATCTTCTCATTGCTATTAACGTCTTCTGTTACAGCTATAACTGCAATGGCCACCTTCGGGATAACGGAGACCTTGCTGAGCCTAGTAAGCTCCAATGTACCAGAAGCGCAAAAGTCATAGGTGCTAACCTTAGTCACATCATGCGTGGTGTCAGGAAACTCGACATACTTGATATTAGTCCCATCCTGAAACCACAGGCGACCGCTCTCATACGTAGCATGGGTTGAGGCCGCTGAGTAGCACAGGTGCCTGATATTACTACTGCTTGTGTAAACATGGTGCCAGCCACCTACGCTCATGTGTCTCTTTAAGATTGTGTCGTTGGAGCCACCAGATATTGCTATAATTATCCACTCTGACGTACCAATCATGTCGTAGATGTAGCCAGCATAGTCTGACGGCAGCCCATCACCAGCGTTTGGCCCAAAGGCAGGGTCCACAGCGTTAGCCGTTAGCCTAGCCATACCGGAGCCTGTGCTGATGATAACAGCACCGTTCCAATACATTCCTACTCGGGCTTCATCTGTTTTGGGATACCTGACCTCCATGGGGTAAATCTTTTGCGTCCAGAAGTCAATTACAAAGAGGCCTTCAGGCGCCAGCATATAGATGCACGGTTCACCAGTAGTCAGTGTCTTGCCTTCGAAGAGGTCGTTGCAGGCTGTAAACGGTCCCGAGAGGTTGAAACTGTCCCACGTACCGTCAACATCGCCAGCAGGTGAAAAGTAGAGAGCAGTAGCAGTTGCATTGATACCGATAAGTCTGTTGTCAAAGACACACATCTTATGGATGGTCTTATTGGTCCCGAGCTCTGTCCAATCCTCACTCCCGCCATAGCCTACAGCGCAATATGTAGCCTTTGAACCGTTACAGACTATGAGATAGTTGTCGGTCTCGTCCTTGAAAACTATGGCATCTGTAGGGGTAGCAAGAGGGCTAGCAGCAGTCGTATCAGACCAAGCGGAAGTGCCAGTGTTCCAATAGTAGCAATCCTCAGTCTTCAGGCCATAGGTTATGTTCTCGAAGTCAATTATCTTGTAGGGCGTGGATGCAAATGCGCCGGCAGTAGTGACGAGGGGGCCGAGAGTGGTAAGGCGAGCTTTAATAGTCTCTACGCCATTAGCCCAGGCAAACTTATTGGAAGCCTTCTCTTCAGACTCTAGGCCGAGCCCACCACGGAAATCACCGTACTCTTCGATGTCACTCAGGCCATAATTGCCGAACTCAACCTGACCAGAGGAAATTTTGGCTGAAGACGGACTGACCTGCTGTTCTTGCACCTCACCTTCGACATCGAGCACTTTGTCATTTAGGACGATTTTCCCCATTTAGACTACCTTGTCTTTTTCAATGAGCTCCCACCGCAACAAACGTATCTCTTGTCTCAATTCTTCAATCTGCTTAGTCCTACCATCAGCTAGGCCCTTTTGATAACCATGTCTGTAACCCCGAGCATGATCTCTGCTGTGACTGCCTTTGGTGGTAAGCTCTAAATTCTCAAGGCGATTATCGTTCTTAATGCCATTTTTGTGATGTACCTCTTCCCAAGGTTGCAAACATCTCCCCAAAGACTTGGCCATAACTAGCCGATGTTCCATGACATACTCAGTCTTAGTAGCCATTTGATAAAAGAAATCATCGGGATGAATTTTGACTGAGATATAGCCACCGCTGTGCTTCTTTCGGCCACCTTTCCAGTTTCCATGACGTATGCCCTTTGTCGAAAGCAATAAGCCTGCCCTATAAGCTAGTCTATGGCTTTCGCCAGGCGAGCGTATTGGTATCTGATGCCGTCTTAGGTAATACACGATGGCCATACCAGAGCAGCCTTTTAACTGACCAATCTGAGTGCTAGAGAAAGATTTGCGAAGATAAAGGTCCTCTATGTCACTACAATCAATATAAGATTCTATTCGCCACATTAGCTCTCCTTCACCGCCCTTGCGAATGGCCTTGGCTTAACCTGAATCTTCCTTCGCTGAGCATCCGCCATAATCTGAGCAGCAGCCATGTCTTCCCGTTGCCCCTTAGACTGATGAAGGAAAGCCATAGCCTGCTGAATGATAAACTCTGGCGGCACAGCACAGGTCTCAGTAGTGGCATCAGTCGTAAAGACGCCCTGGTGAGTCTGACCTACAAGCCGTATTGCGCTACCGGGGGCGAGGGTAACGCCGCGATGAATCTTTAGCTTCGGCGTGCTATCTGGAATAATAGACCAATCTCTATGGTCCAACTTATCCATCTTGGCAAAGTATGGCTGACCTTGCAAAACAGCCCTAATATCGTCAACCCAAATAGTGTTCGCCCCGCTATTAGCGTTGTACTCAAAACCGATGCTCAGGATCGCTGTGTCGCTAGAAGCTGCAGCGAGGGTACAGCGAACGAATGTCCATGTGTTTGCCGTTATTGCGGGTAGCTCAATGGTTTCTATCGCCGAGCCACAACCACTCGTATCATCTAAAAGTAAGCATAGGTCACCAGCAGCCAGAGCAGAACTAGCCTTTATCCAAAAGGCAATCTTCTGGTACATAGACAAGTCTTCAGCAGCACTGAGGTCTTTTGAGCCTATAACATCGCCGTCGCTTATGCCAGCCCCGACGGCAAACTTCATGCTATTACTGCCCTCTTGGTAATCGTCGTTATCAAGAGCGCCAATTACGTCGGTGTCAAGGTCAGCCCAGACAGCCTCGCAGTCTATCAATTCGTGCGTTTCACTACTCTCGATGTATACGGCGTCAATATAGTCAAAGCCGCTGGGAATATCGTACTCACGCCTCAGTACCCTGCTCTCCCCCTCTTTCCAGGCATGTACTACAAGCGTCTCGTCAACAGCAGGGATGAGGAAGAAGTCAGCAGCTACATTGATAGCATCGTTGATAACTGTGTTGTAGCGTGCAGCAGTGAATTTCCGGTGCAGCTCAGCCAGGTCAGCCGTGTCAACCGCAGTCGTCACAGTGGCAAAGGTCAAAGTATTAGTACCCAGGTCCCAATCCGAAGGTGTCCGCTCTTTGTTGATATTATCACCGGCGTAAAACCAGAGGCTCCAGCCGTTGTAGTAATCATCTTCGTCAGTAAGGTTTGCATCAACCAAATTGGTCGCCTCGCCAGAGTCAGGGGTTACCAGCAAACAATCGTCGACTCTATGAGATAGTGCTTGCCTGAGTGTGTATCTATAATTGGCAAACCTGGTATCAGTCTCTGCCATTTCCTATCTCCTTATGGAAGCCCACTCTCTATTCTCTGGAGTACCTCTTCTATCCTCTCAAGGCTTTTTAGCATAAGTGCATGGTCTACCTTGTCTTGCGCATTATTCCCCGGATTACCAGGATTGCTTGCTTTTGGGGCAGCGGTTTCTACCTTCTTGCTGGGAATAAAAGCTTTAACTACCAGAGCTAAGACACCGAGCGTTAATGGGATTAAAACGCTTAACTCAGCCAGTGTCATAGCCTTATTCCTCTACGGCACCTACCAGTATCCCGTTCTCAAAAGTAAGTGTGTGTTTGTCCTCGCCGACTTTCTCTATCACAAGATTTATCCCGTCTGGCGGGTAGCCTGTTTCGCCTCGTTCTCCCTGTGGCCCCTGTTCTCCCTGAATCCCTTGTATTCCCTGGGGGCCAGGCGGGCCAGGTGGGCCAGCAGCATCTTTGTCAAATATCTCTATCCCATCTACATTGTCAACGCTCATCTTACAGCCTCCCGCGCACCTTGAATATGCACTCATCAGGCTGGACGATAGAGCTCTTTATCTTGAAATGACGATAACCACCTAAGACAAAGACCGTAGAATATCCGCCAGTCGTGAGGCTTGTGCTTTCATCCTGGCCAAATGGCTGATAGACGCCATCGGCCTTATCTGATACAAAGAGGCTTAGCTTACATTCAACTAGGCTGGGTATAATGACCTGCAGATAGTCAAAAGGCAAAGCAAAGCTGATTGCCTCTGATATGTCCCTGCCTTCCCAGTGTATTTCAGGCTGAGGTGGTTCACCAACCATCGTTGTCACCCATTCGCCCATCTTACAATCTAGCCACCCACTAAACTTTATCATCTTAGACCTCCGCTAGAACACCTTGCCTTCACCGGCTAACCACCGTTGAAACTTTTTCATGTGATGATATGCCTGAATTGCCGGAATAGTCTTGTAGCGTCTCTTCTCCTCGGTCACCTTAGCACGAGCCTCACTATTCTGCCTAGACCAGTCCAGTAGCTCTTGAAGGTGCTGCGGACTTAAATCTTCAGACCCAGGGATGCTGACATCCTCAGTCGTCCCATCACTGAGCTGAATCGTAAATATCGCCATTGAAGCCTCCGTGGGGGACTCTGTTTAAGCCCCCCACGTCAGTCTTGCTACTCCTCTTCAGTAGCCTTGGTTTCCCTCTTGGCACTTACGGGTTTTGCCTGGAGCCCCTCCTTTGGCTTTTTGGGTACTTCGGGCGGGCTCTCTACAATTCCCCTTTGCTTTGCTCTGTCTTTCCAGTTCATGTATGCCTCCTTGCTAGTCCATTGTCAGGTTAACCCAGAGAGTACCTGAACCGTTAACTGCCATAGAATAACCTGCAATCTGTGGGCTGTGGTCTGCATTTATCGCCTCATCTAGCGGTATAACAGAACCATCGGTACTCCAGGCACAAACTCTATCCCATGCAGCACTACCAATCGTAGTCCCAGCAGGAACACAGACGCACGGTCCCCCGGTTTGCGCCCAGCCGTAGGACCCGCTTGCTACCTTAACTGCTGGCACACCAAGAGCGGGGCGTATGCTAAGGTTACTATCTCCCCCACCTTGGAAGCAGCATACAGCGCCTGCGTACATATTCGGTTGGATATATACCACGCAGTTATCTGATAGCGCATGAGGGGTTGGCCCATCCAGGGTAAGCAGGACACCGTATGGGCTAGCAGCCAGCGCAGCCTCACTCTTGATTATCCTCATTGTAGGATACTCGTCTTCGTAGAAGAAGATGAGACTATCATTGTAGTAATCTTCAGCAGGGTCGCCATCGCTGGTGCCATCAATGGTAACTTGATAAACTCCAGCAGCATGGGCAAGGTAAACGGCCCCTGCGTCCAATGACTGCACTTCGGCGCCCCCGATACAATACAGTGGATAGTCAAGGGCAGCATCAGCCTTGAAGTAGCGGAATATTCTACCATCTATTGTCACGCCTTTTTGCCCAAGGCGAAACATTTTCGTAGTACCTGTCGTGCGTTCCGCCCCTTCGGGTAGTTGTACATCAAAAGGAAAACTCATGTTTGTTTAACCTCCTATTTCATTTGAATGAGCCAAGCGCTTGTGAGTCCCAAGTGACTTGAAACTCTTGCCACAAATCTCGCAAATCGCCTTACCGTACTTATCCCTCTTTACCCTTTTCCGTGTAGGCTTAGGCTGGACAGCTACGGCTTGCTCAACCTGCGGCTCTACGCCTTGACTTGGCATTGGTTCCATGTCTTGAACCACCGTCATCTTCGGCAGTGGTTGCGGATTCTCAGGTGGTTCCAGCGTGAAACCGCGGCTGAGAAAGAGTTGCTCATGGTACTTGTCAGCAGGCAGAAGGCATGTAGGCTCCCCGGTGCCAGGATGGTAATAAATCCTCTTCATTTTCTTCTTCCTATCCGGCAAAGGGAGTATGTCTACGCCGTGCATAGTCTTCATGCCTCTGCCTACAATCTCGTCAGTTCCCATGATTAGTCATTCACTGCAGGTGCACTACAGGTGAAGTACATCTCGTAGCCATAGTCGCTGTCGATTATGAACGCTTCATAGTCGCAGACTATGACTAGCTCAGTACCTCGCAGTGACGCATCCCTCTGGCGTTCCGTGCCGTCTGCCTTCGACTGTAGGTACCCCAGGCAAGACCGAGAGAACATGCCACCTTTAGCTGTGCTACTCGTGATGGTCATGTTCCCAGCCTCAAAGCACGGGATACTGGCCCAAGTACCAACATGCCACTGTTTGATAACATCTACCGTCAGACCGGCCTGTGGAATCGGGTAGGTGCCAGAAACAGCTTGAGCAGTCTTCAGCGGATGTGCCTGATAAGGATGCACCACGCAGTTGATCGGTAGTGGCGCTGGCACAGCCTTCAGCCGTGTTGCCACGGCAGAATAGTACGCCAACGTCAGAGCTTCGTCACCATTACCCAAAGATGTCAATGAGTCTATGAGCGCCAGTAGGTCTTTGTCCTTCTTGCGTCCCATAGCATCACCAGTCTGCCTGCCCACAATAGCCCAAATGTCCTGGTTAAGCTGCCTAACCAGCTTGTCCGTCAGGATAACCTTCAAGCCGACCTCTTCCGTGTCAACCTGGTCGACGGTCATACCGATCGCCTCGGAATCGACCATGTCAACACCATCGGTCAGGTCTGCGGCTTCCATTTGCCCTACCTTGGGTATACTCAGCGTGCTTGCGCCTTTCGGCAGCGTGAAATGCTCGCACAGGTTCAGCATTGGGGCTACGTGTTCCTGGGTAAAACGGCTCTTCGCTATGATGGTGCGCTGAGCCTCATCTAGCTCGGCTGTAGAAGCAGTTTGTGTAGCCAAATTAGTTTACCTCCTTTTTAGCATTAGGGTTCTTTGCCTATCTTTTTCATACGGGCTGCATACTCAGCATGGTCTATGTCACCAGCGATATAGGCATCTTTAATCTGTGCTTCACCCAGCGCTGCCGTAGACGATGTCGTTACGGCAGCATCGGGAGCATGGCTCAAAGCCGGTAGCCTAGCCGGTGTAGTCTCAGGCTGATTAGTTCCCGCAACTGATTTAAGGGCTTTCGCATAGACCTCCATCTCCAGGGCGTTCTTGACATCAGCAGTCCTCAACGCCTCCGGGTCTACCCCGTACTCGTTGGCCAAGTCTCCCACCAGCTCCTCATACTCCAAATGGCGAACTTTAGCCTCACGAACCGATAGGTTTGCCGCGAGCTCCTCATTCTGCCGAATCCTAGTAACTAGGTCTCGAACTTCCTGAGTATCTCCCAACTGGCCTACAAGTTCCTCGTCACGTTGCCTTTGAAGTGCCGTAAGTTGCTGCCGAGCTTGCTCTCCTGATGTTTCAGAATCACGTAACAGGTTCTTTGTCCTGTCACGCTGACCTTGAAGCTCTTGGAACCAAGGTGTAGCCTGTACCTGCTCTAAAGTTAGTTCCGGTGCTGGCGGAACGCCCTCACCAGGTGCCTCTTCAGTAACAACCGTTTCCGGCGTCGTCTGCTCAGTCCCCTGGTCTGCGCCTTCCTGCCCCTCCCGTGTTTCCTCTAAAGTCTCGTTATCCATGCAGTTTTCCCTCCTAAGTCCTTATTCTACCTAAAATGTCCATAGGTATCAGAATTTCGTGTCTATTGTTCCCCTCTAACGGCATCGTAATTGTCAAACCACTCGCCCGATTCGATTTGCCTTGCTCGTACCCTCTCCATACTTCTTGCAGGCTCCGGCAAATCATAAATCCAGTCGAGTTTATGCTCAAGTACATAGGCTAGTACATCATCAGTATATCTTTGGCCTAACTCTTCCATCGTAACGCTTTCTATGGCAGCCCAACTGTCTTTATTGAGGCCGTATTTCCTCTTGACAATATCCATAACCTCATCCCGCACTTCAAAATAGTCCGATAGAGCTTGAACTTTGGGTGGTCTTTCAAAGGCCTCTGGTAAATACTTAGCAGTTTCAGCACTAGGTACAGCCCCTTCCTTCACAGCCTCACGCCATGATTCGCCAGTTCTGCCTGCGTAATAAGCGCGGTAGTATTCTCTCTGGTCATCATAGGTTTTCTTTGATATCTGACCTTGCATTAAACCACTTGCGTTTTCCTTCGCAACCCTGGTGTACTCCTCGCCCTTTTCTTCAGGAATCTCATACTCGTCTTTCGCTTTCTCCCTAGCCGTTCTCCAAACCTGCCCACTGGTACCGACATCCTTGTAGAACCTTCTGAGTACACTGGAGACAAAGGGTATTCTATCCTCCGGTATCCTCTCCATGACCAGAACTTCTTTTCTAACTTCAGGGTCTAGCTTATTAAGAAAAGCCTCTCGCTCTACAGGTATCTCGTCAGGCGTAACAGTTGTCTGAATAGCACGTAGTTCTGTCACAAGCCTCAACAACTCAGGGTCATCTGTATATTCTCTGTCTATGCTTTCAATAGCCCTGTCTAAAGCTGCTGTAACATCTCTACCCATACCACCAAAGGTATTCCTGATGAAGAAGTCTATCTTCATCGGTGAATAGTTGATACTCCGCCCGATAAGAACGGCTGTGTTTGAAGTGGTCTGGTCGAACTGCATACCGGGTTCTTCTTCCAATAAGTCCTCTGGCACTATATCTCTATTCCGAAAGTCATCATGGTTGCGTTGCATTTGGGTAATTGTCTGCAACACCTGTGTTGGTGGTTTAACCAAGCCACCACCGGTGCCGAGGAAGTTATTGAGAGGAGAAATGGCAGGGAACCAAGTCTTAGCGAACTCATCAAAGTCTTCGGGGTTTTTCTTATCAAGATGTCTCATAGCATAGGTTATCGGTGCAGTAAATACACCCCATTCACGCAGAATAGGGGCAATGATAATCATGCGAGGTTCTTTTTCCCCATACTTATTATACTTCTCCGAAGGTAGTAGGAAGTGAATCGTGTTGCACTTGATATAATCAGGCACATCCTCATACTCAGGGTATTGCCTATTCCATGCATACATTCCCACCGTGGCCGAACATAAACCAAGTAAACGCGCACCCATACCAACAGGGTTTTCTCTTAATGACCGCCAGGGGAGCAAAAAGCCCTCTTTACTGGCATTGGCAAACAGATACCATGCGTTGATATGCCTGCCAAGCTCACCCATCCTAGCGAAGTCTACAGTAGCCCTTCTGGAACGAAACGCAGCACGGGCAGCAGTTTCGCCAGCGGCAAGAGCCTTCTCAAAAACAGCTACCCTTGGAGCTAGTTCGCCGGCATGAACGACGTCTTTAATTAGTTGGAAGGGATTGAGCCACTTCTTCATCTTGACATTCCAGCCCTTTGTCGGGCCAATTAGCAGCCTGCCATCATCAGTATGTTTGGTAAGCATCTGCCAAAGAGTCGTCTTATCCATAGCAGTCCAACCACCTATGTCGCCACCAGACTCAGAAAACTTCCTCACAACCTTATCATCTACCACCATATCTTGAAGCGTTCTACCCAAACTCCTTAGAACTCGTAAGGGACCAACGCCCTCTCTCATTAGTGCCGTCAAGGTGTCAAATGCAGCATTGCCAGCAGCGAAAGCAGGTGAGAATGTGGTAAAAGCTGCCCTCGAGGGCACATTGATAAGATGGCCAAGGCGTATTAGTTTTTGGCCATTGGGTATTTGCTCAAGATATTTCAGGTCATCAGCATAGTGCTGTAGCCCCTCGCCAAGTTGCAGATATTTACGTTGCCCATTCTCCCAAAAGTCTATGAAAGCACCTTTAGGCTTCTTGTCCATAACCTTCACCTTAGCAGCATACTCAGGAACCGCTTGTAACGCTTCAACTATGGCTAGTCTGGTCTTATTAGCAGCGTTAGCCTGCATCCTGCGGGCGATAGTGCCCGATAAATTCTTCAAAGGTGATATTGGAGCCTTGTCGGCTGCAATATTCAATAATGCCCTGATGGTCTTGGGGCCAAGAGTGCCTTTCATGGCCAGATTAGCTATTATGCCCTCAGTCTCATAGAGTAGCGGGTTATACCACGGGTATCTCCCAATGAGCATTTCAGCCACTTCAGGTGTTATCTCTGGCGACTCTCTCAACAGCCTGTTATACAATGCAGGGATTTCGGCAGCAGCTTCCTCTACCCTGGCAAAGTCGTCAGCCCCCAATTCCAGCCGCATTCCGTCAATTATCTTGTCTATCTCATCAGCCTTGATCCTGACTTTCTTACCATCCTTTGTAACTATAAAGTATTTCCTGCCAGTCTGTTCCAACACTTCAGCCTGATGACGTAAAAGTAATAATTTGTCAACAGCATCACTAAGAATGGGCTTACCTTTCGTAATAACTGCCATCCTATCCATGACAGCACCGAACTCAGCGGAAGCGCGCCCCGGGACAGCCCTCACCATCGTCGCCTGAAACTCCAATTCTGACACAATGCCACCTTTCAACTTTATACCTTTAGCCTTAGCAGCTTTTGTCCCGAGAGCATTAAACCTGGCAAACTCATCAATGATACTAACCTCAAAAGACTTCAAGGCAGCCTTTATCTTCTCAAAGGGCTTAGCCCTTGCAGGTTGAATAGCCTCGGAAGACATAGCATCATCAAAGGTCTGCGCAATAGGTGGTTTTGTAGGTGGTATAGGTGGCTTACCACCAGCCTCGACAATCTGTTTATCGAGAAAGGCTAAGTCACGCTGTAAGCGTCCTTTACCAGCACCCTTGGCAGTAGCCAACTCACCAACAAGGCTCTCACGCTGGCGTATTAAGTTCGTTACCCTCTCAACAATACCTTCAGTTTTAGCAGGTATCTTTGCTGCAACTTCACGGATGGCCTCAGCAGCCCTTGGTGCTTCGGGAGGTGCTTTTGCAAAAGCCTCCCGCATCTTAGAAAGTCTTTTACGTGCCTCCGCCAGTGTCTTACCTGCAAAAGTGCTGCCTGTCTGTTTATCAGTCCATAGATGAAAAAGAAACTTACCTTCGTCCATCTGAGGCCCATTATAAGTGACGTCTAGTTGCTTCGCAATGGTTTCCCCTTCAGCCTTAATCCCAGCAGCAGGTATAGCCTCAGCAGCCCTTGGTGCTACCTCGGTAAGCCTAGACTTTTCAGCAATCAGCCTATCCCTCATCTGGTGCATCTCAGCTATACGAGTTGGACTTCTGCGCTCTGCACCAGGGTAACTCAATGCCTTAGTTATTCTATTTATCTCCACATCAAGCCCTTCGATTGTAGTAAGGGGCTTTAACTCAGCTACCTTGACCTTCAAGCCCAACTTCTCCGCTGCATCAGTAACTATCTTTTTGGCTTCCGCCTCTGGTACGGCAGCGCCAACACGCTTTACTATATCATCAATAGAACCTACACCTAATCTTTCAACCTCTTTACCAGCAAATTCCGCTAAGCCTTTGAGCTTTGCAGCCTTGCTAGCCTTACCAGCCGGCATTAGCCATAGCGGTAACATGGTAAGCTCATAGGCAACACCAGCAGTCCCTAGTTTGATATGTGCCTCTTCACCCCTTAGACCTTCCATGAGTTTCAACGGGCTGGGTACTGGTGTAACTACCCCAGGTTCCTGTTCCTTTAGCCATTTCTCGTATTCCCCTGGCTCTTCAGGGGCACCAAACAGCTCGTGCATTGTGGCTCTGGCAAAAGGCTCAGAGACCTTCTCGCCATACATTTCCAAGGCTGCCATGACGGGTTTAGTAGTCATGACTGCTGGGCCTCCAATTAAATACTCTTTGGGTGTAGGAACCCACTTTCCCAGGTCTTCGAGTACCTGTTTCAAATCAGTCTTCCTATCTGGCTGCAACTCAGGTGGCAGTCCTTCAGTAGAAATCCTCTCTTTTGGCCTTAGTTCCTCTGGCAAGCCTTCAAATTGAGCCTCTTGAGGACGTAGTCTAAGGGGTAGACCTTCGTATGGGTCGTCTTTGCCTGTAGTCTGGCGCATCCATTCCATGAACCGAGGAACGCCAGCCCTATCTAGTAACTCTTGAGGTAGTTTACCTTGCTTCCACAGGGATAACAGGTCACCGCCTTCACCCGGCGGTGATACTTCCCTGCTAGGCACTGGTGGTCGAGGTGCGAGAGGCATTATTATCTCTGCCTTGCCTGATACTCCCTAACCTGCTCTTCAACTCTACGATATACAGGATGGGTAGGCAATCCTTCTCCCATCATTTCCTCTTCCCTTTGCCTGATGTAATTCAGGATAAAGCGCCTATCTTCAGGGCTAAACTGTTCTATCTGTCTAAGCCCATACCCAGCATCAATCATGGTGTAAATATCACTTCTAGGCATTTCTCCTAATAGCCCTGGTGATATAGCCCCTGCTTGTTCCCCTCGCAAGGCTGCCTCTATAGCCTTCTCTATATCCGAAGGTTCACCTTCTACTGGCGGTGCTTCAATCGGCTCAGGCCCTGGTGCTGCGGATACGCCTATACCGTCTCTTCGCAAAACAGGCCTACCATACCGCCGAGGCTCCTGTGGCGATGGCATAGCTGAAACGGCAGCCTGAGTAGGTCGCGCCCAAGGGGACTCGGGCTCTTCCTCAGCCTCAGCAGCACCACGCTTCCACGGAGACCTGAGCTGTGTAGTCGTTTCCTTCTTACCCCCCTTCCTAGACTTCTCCCACGCCGCCCACATAGCCTCGTCTTGCATCTGTGCTAGACTTGTCGTTATCCCTTGCTGTGGCATTCTCCCTCCTTAGTACCGCATTGAGGTCATTCTTCCGGCCATCAATCCTGCTTGCTCCTGTGTACGCCTGGGGCCTCTCAATGACCACTCCTCGCGGAAGTTGAGTGTGTTAAGATAATTCTGCCACGTGCCCTTCTTCCCCCCGGCCTCCCACCGACGCCTATGTTCACTAAAAGTGCTTGGCATAGCAAAATGCTCGTCTGCTTGTGAGGGCAAGTGCTGGCTCCCAATAAAGGCGTAGTATTCCTTCCACCCTTCCAAATCCTTCGCCCGCTGGAACTCGTAGCTTTCCTCGCGTTGCTTCTCACGATGTTGAGTCTGTTCAGGGCTCCAATACCAGTCCATGCTACGCCGTGCTGATTCTAAGAACTGAGCCTGCCGGAATTGAGCCTCTCTTGGGCTGAAATACTGCTGCATCTCGCGCCCCCGAAGCCAATACTCAAGCTGGGCTTGTGTCATACCCGCAACTTCCTTAGCCTCGTCACGTCCAATACCATAGAGATCTTCAAGGTAGCCTGTCGGGTCCTGAATGCCGTGCAGGGGTGTAGGAATCGCCTCAGCGCCTTGCTGCCAAGCTCCGCTCGGAGTAGCCTGCCACTGAGCGCCTTGCGGTAATTGGAATGGCGATTGACCGCCAATCTGTCCGACACCAGCAGGTATTTGTGGAGCACCTGAAGGTTGCACCAGCCCAGCTCCAGCAAACTGCCTCTGGAGTTGCGTCTGTTGCGTCACTTGCGGCAATTGCTGGAATCCTTGCCAAACAGGTTGTCCGCCTTGCGGCGTGCCCATCCTCTGCCATGGCGCATTTATCATACCGCCTACAGCACCACTAAAAGCCTGTGTTGAGGCACCACGCGTAGCAGGCTGTTGGAATTGCTGTGTAAGCAACTGGCCAGCAGTCGGCGCAGCGCCCTGCTTCTGTCTACGTTTCCACTGCGAAGTAAAGTCGCCAAATGGTGTAACCATCGTTACTGACCTCCCCCGGCAGCCGCAGTAAGCCTAGCCCTCACCTCCTGTTCGTTAGGCGGTCCCTGTGTCGCTTCCCCAGGCGCCGGTGCTCCTTGCATTCCTGCCATCATTTGCTGCATCTGAGCCTGTTCGGCCATCCGCTGCATCTGTAGCTGTTCAAAGAGTAACTGTGCTTCTACTGACCGCCCTGCCTTTTCCAGCTTCTCAACCTTCCTAAGCATTGCTATCTTGGGGCTCATCTCCGCGGCTTCCTGAATATCCATATCGTCCTCTATCATCTGAGGATTCTGAAACTTTACAATGTCCTTCCGAATGAAATTGTCAGGTGCCAAGCGTGACGTTTTCATCATGTTGGCCTTAGCATAGTTAGCGGCCTCTTCCTGTGGCCTTATAGCCAGGAACTCATACTTAATCTCGTGATTGCCCTCTATGTCTTTGGGCTTAATAGGCGCAAAGAAGTGTCGCCCTCTGGTGTCATAGCCCTCGCTGACCCATTTTGTATCATAGCTTTCAAACTGCTCTTCGCTCATTCTGGCCGCCCGCTGGTGGACCATGCCGAGGCTTTTGAGCAAAGGAATGAGTATCTTGTCAACACCCTCTTTCAATTCCTCAAGAGCATTTCCTGAGAGCTCTTGCCCACGCCAAAGCTGTCCATATTGTACCCACGGGAAGCCACCACGTTGAACAGCAGACGCTAGTTGGCCGAAAAGCTCAGGCGTAGATGATGCAATATCAGCCGGCCTAATTGCCTCCCACTTGGTATTCGTGAACGGTACAGTCTGGACGGTGCCCTTGCCGTAGGGCGTTTCGTCTATCTTCAACCCTGGGTCATCGGTGTATAGGAAGCCTCCAGGGTCGTGTGCCTTGACGACCAAGCTCATCCAGATGGTGAGGAGTTTATTTAGTTGCCTGTAAAGACCTCTGTTAGCACCGAAAATCGACTCACCCCAACTCTTGATGTGGGACTTACTACCGCCAAGCCCTTCGCCGGTAATTTTAGGCGTCGTTGTCACCGGCACTATGATGAAAGGCGGATAGCCTATGCTATGAGTAAAACGCTTTTCCTCACGTCGTTCGACCAAAATTACATTCTCTCTACCACTCCAGAAATCCGTGACTCTGGAATCTTCCGCCCGCGTTTCAACCTGATAATCAGAATAGATGCTCTCAGCATCCCGCCAAGTTTCGTAGGCTCCCCATATAAGCCGTCCCCTTCCTACTCCCCACTTCATGTAGCGAGGGTCACATGGAACAAGCATCGGGATAAGTCTACCGTCTTTGTCCCGGAAGATAGTAACCCGTAGCACCATCCAGCCCCTCACAGCCCCGTAGAACACAAGGCCGCCTTTGACACTGCCACCTAGCTGCGCCTGAAGCAGCTCGTCCGCCGATTTCATAAGGCTGATATGAAATTGCTCACAGGCATTTTCTTTTTCAGCATTCCCATCCTCGTAATTGACCTCAATGTGTGGCACCGATGCTTCCAGAAGCTGAACCGTCATGTCCCCAAAGTGCCTTGGCTCGTTGAAGGTCACATTGTCAGCGTATTCATCGTCAGCCCAATCCTCTTCGACAAGCTCATAATCGTCCATATCTTTGTCCTGCCGGGTATGCAGGTCGTAGTGAATGGTATCGAACTTGTCGATAATCTCAACAATATGGGCTTCGTCGAAGTGTACCTTCGGCTCTTCCGTGAGAGCAAGCGCTGTCTCCACAGACTTCCGTTTTCCCATTTTAGCCTCCTACGCTGATTCTAGTACCTCGGCTTCGCCGCAGTCCGCCACCTCTGCCTCGTACTAATAGCTTACCATAATTGCCCCTATCTACTTCCATCGGCACGTATCCAAGGTTGTTGACTATGTAATAGCCCATTGCCTTCGTGCTATGGCAGTGCTTGTCAGAAATCTTGCCTGTGTTAGGCTCATATACCCATGCCCCGCCACCACTCACAGGGCTCGGTCCACCACCGCACTCAGCAATAAAGCCTGGACAGTTATAATTTACATATAAATTAGGTCTCCCATGTTCATTGAGCTTCAACATAGTCCGCAAGGCTTCAACGTTACCCTCTACGCTAACCTTTTTAGTCCGCAAGTAGATATGTGGTGCTTTTTTGCGCCAAATCTCAACCTGTGATTCTGTAGCCGGGTGTGCCTTGCCAGCAACATCAATAGCGCCGCTGCTAATCTTTCCAAACCACGGCCATTCCTTCTTGCACTTGTTAATTACAGCCTCGGCAGTCATGTGCTGGACATACATCTCGGCTATTAAGTAGAGAGAGCCTTCTTTCACCTGAATCGCTAGTACAGCATAGGCTCCGGGTAGGCCATAACCAGGGTCTATAGCAATATCCACAGGTGCCTCGGGATCGTAAGGGAAATACCCCACATGAGTCTTGTTGGAGAACTCAGGCAACACTAGACCAGCGGGCTTGCACGGTACTGCGCCGTAGCGTTCTTGGAAAATATCAGGCGGCGTAGTCCGTTCCAGGCGTAATATCTCAGGGTCCTCGCGGCCACCAGGGAAAATAACCAGATTAGCCCAGCTCGGGAGCGAAAAAGACTGAGCATCGTCCTCATTCGGCACTTCCCAGCGCTTGAACATCTCCGCATACCACGATCCCACCACACCGCTCTCACTAGCGCCTTCAAAAGTTCCAGACAAGCCTAGGGCTGCCCTTCTCTCTGCAATACGGCCTAGAATCCTCAAAAACGCCATATACTCCTGCCGGGCAGCCTCCGTCATGCTAATGTAACCTGGTGCTTGCATACCAAGTTTCTTAAAATCCATCGCACTTTTGGTAACAACTCTGTTCCCATTCCACAACTTCATCCAAAGTGGGCCCTTAGTAGCATCTGAAACATCAGCCAAAAGCTCTAATTTTGCCATATCATCGGCAAGATAGCGAAACTCCTCCATAGCACCGTCATAATCTGGTCCCACAATCCAAAGTAGTTCTGTTGTTGGGTTTGCAGCGGCCAGAGTGAGCTCTATGGACGCAGTTTTTGAGTTATGTGTCGGAATCATTGAACGCCCAGCTAGAAATAAGTGCGAAGGTGAGTCAACCTGAACACATTTAACAGGAACACTAGGTATCGGGACAACCTCTGTAACAAAGCGCCGAGTTTGCCGTACTGAAAAAGCACCATAAGAGCGAAGGCGTTTTCGTTTGCGAGGCAGACGAAACACGGGAGAGTAAGGCGTGAAGGCAATAGTGTATTTGGTACCCTTATCAGCCCCATTCAGCTTAGCCCTACCTACACGTAGTGTCGCCTTATAACCTAAACTTACAATCAGTTCAAATACATCCTGCGCCAGTTGTAGTTTCGTTGTGTAATAGTCCACTACGCCTTTGTCCAAACACGCATAGCCATCGCTATCCATGAGACCCTGCAACAATGCCAGGCGCTGAGAGTAAGAGGCACGCAGATAGTCACTAGGTATATGCTTATTCCTCAGTAAATGCTCTCGCTTCAAAGCACTGTGCAAAGAACCATTCGGCTTGAAAGAGCCAGTTTTGCTATCTTTTATTGGTTGTTTACATCCGATACCCCAGCTAAGATAGCCAGAGTATTTCTTCGCAGAATACCCACAGGCCACTATTTCATTGACCATCTCGCTATCCGCTGTGGTAACCGTAGCAGATGCTGAATGTCCATCTCCGAGCCAAACACCTAAGACATAAGGCTCTATGGGCAATTCCTTCAGAGGGCAATTCAATGGCAAGGTGCAAGGTATAGCTATATTAGATCGCCCATTTTGTCCCTTCGGCCCTTTCGATGTTCTAATTTTATATACTAGTTGTTGAGACATGGCTTCAGTTGTCATAATTAGCGGCTTTGCCCTATTCTGGACATTCAACCAATTGGTGTGCTGTGGGTTAGGACAACGACGAGCCATAGCCTTGCGATAACGGAAGTCGTGAACTTGCCATAAATGCCCGGCATCTGCTATCAGCGTAGAGCTGTCGCTAAACTTTACAGCATAACAATCATGGCCAAACATTACTGGTGTTGTCCCTATCACTTCGCATTGTTGCCCCTGTTCATCAAAGAGTATATCCCCCATCTTAATATCAGCCACAATCGTCCAGCCAGACGGTGTCGGGATGGGTGTATCTATATACAGTGCCTTTCCGCCTCTTTCACCCCCGGCGATGAGCTTAATGCGGGCATCAGACTCATGGATTGGCACCTGAGCCGCCGTTGGGGTATAACCAATCTGGCTGAAGATGTGGTCTCTATAGGCCTTTTTCATTTCGGCTTACGTTGTTTCACTTCGCCTGCCACTGGTTTACTACCCTTGCCAGGTGGGTAGCACACCCGAACATAGGTCCGAGACTTCTGGCCTTTCGGCTTAATCGTCCGCGTCCGGCTGCCTGGTTTTTTGGTGCATCTGGTAAATGCTTTCGGCATTATCCCTTCACCCTCTTGAGCCGCGGATTTTTCCGCTTGGCCTGTTCACTAGCCGCCCTGGTGCTGGACGCCAGAATCGCACCAGCACGCTTCTGAGAAACTCCCTGCTTACGTGCTATTTTTTGTGCCACCTTCTTAAACCCGGGGTGTCTAGCCATCATCAACCTCCATCGCTTTCTGAAGAAGCCGGTATTTTATCTGCTCCAGCAGCCAGAGAATTTCTTTACTAGTCGCCCAACTCGTCACCCACTGGCCATGGTCACCGTCTCGCCACTGAACCCACAGAACCATGTTAGAAATCTCGTGCTTTTTATCCTGCAGATAAGAGAGCACCTCGTTAATCCCATCAAGATGAAGTAGGTCGTCAACAGTTACTTTCCTCTTCGGCATCTTAGCCAAGTCCTTGACGTGCATCGATTTTACCCCCTTTGTAATTACCGAATAGGTCAAAACGCCTTCCACATGAGGAGCAAAACAACTCCATGGCGAGATTGTCTAGGTCCGTCGTGCCGCCACAGAAAGCGCAAGGCGCGAATATGACTTGGCGCCCACTCTCCCTAGGCCTGCTGTCAACGTGCGCAATCTCTAATTTGAGACTCGCCATACATAGCTCCCGAGTGCCTCATCGTAGCTCCAACCATCCGAGGTACACTGCGCAGCCTATGAGGAGCAACAAGCCGCAAATCGTGCCGAGTAGCAAAATGTCCCACCGATTCACTTGGGCTTTCGTCTCCCTATCGGCCCTTTACCCTTGCCGATCCCCAATTTTCTACCCCCCTTCGACCTGTTACCCGACCCCGGGCACGGCTTAGCTTTCTTTGCCATCTCTAACTTCCCTCCCTCGTGAACCTCCGCAACGTCTTCGCCCAGCAACCCTGGCATACCGAAATCGTCACGCACACCCCCACATTCCCCACAGGCGTCAACACCAGCGTCGCACACTCCCTGGCCTGCCCACACACCACACACGTCGCCTCTTCTACTATCAAAATCTCGCCTTTCATCTACTTGCCCTCCTTCCCTTTTATTTCTAAAATTTCTACGGGGATACCTTCATGGCTTGCAGGGTTGACGGTGTTGGTAGGGGTAGCAATAATTGGATCTAGCTCCCCGTATTCTGGCGCTGGCTCAGTCTCGCCGTCGGTCCCGGTAGCAGCAGCGGCGTCTAGCTCTGCATCAATGTCAGCATCAGGCGGGGGCACATGGAAGGCAGCCACCGCGGCGTTAGCTTCGGATTGGTTCGCTAATGCGCAGTTGTCCGAACCGTTAGCTACAATCTGAGACTGAGTATAATCAGTACTCTCCCCATTTTCCAGCTTCGTCCGTGACTCCTGGTCTGATAGTTCTGTATACTCTCCATCTACTATCTCCGGTGCGTCCCAGGCTTCCTTAATCCGTTCCATAGAAGCTACCGCGGCCTGGCCGGCATTGGCTACCTGTATCTGCTCCGACCAGCGCTCCCGGAAGCGCCGCGATGCAAAGATGATTGGACCAAGCGGGTTCCGACTCCTCTTATACTTCGCCCGGGCGTCTACTATGACAGCCACCTCAAGGTCTGCATTCGCTTTATTGATTGCATCAGCGAACTCGGCATAAACACCCTGGGGGTCACCTCGTCCGTGAGTACCTGGTTCTGGTGTACTACTATTACTACTACGTACCCGGCCACGTGCTAACCATTCATAGAAAGTGCCACGGGAGATGCCGCAAGCAACGGCGGCAACTTCGGGATAAGCACCTTTGTCTCTGATGAGGGCACAGATTCGCTCCGTGAGTTCCGGGGTGCAGTCAGTACGTCGGCCAAGTGCCATTCCGCCTACTATTATACTACTCTAGTCAACAAACTTTCGATTCCAGGGCAGATGCAGGGGAATAGTCGCAAAAGGTTTTTGAGGGCGTTTCTCGGTCAACTCAGAGCGTCGTAAACTGGCTACTAATACCCAAGACGGCCATGCTTACGTTCAGACAGCGGCGGAGCCCCAAGGTTCAGCAGGAATACTCTGCAAAAAACTTCTTACTACTACCTTATATAACGGGTCAAAGACTTGACAAAGGTGAGTAAAGGGAGTATGATTATAGATGGACGGAGTAACCGTGACTAACACTACACCCGACAGAGACGACAAGCCTGATGAGAGGAAGGCGACAGGAAAAAGAGGAGTGATAGACAATGACCGAGACAAAGACTGACCACGCACGAGACCAGGCCAAATGCCAGCTAGAGAGTATTACCGCCATGATGAAGCGCCTAGACCACTCAAGAGACTGTGAGGGAGAGGCGCACGGGTGCTCACTAACAGACGCCGAGATTCACGACGGCCTTGGCCTATCCCACAGCGAGGGCGACAAAGCTACAGACGAGGAGCGCACGGAGTACCATGACCAAGAGGCCGCCAAGCAGCGTATATGGGAGGACCCGCTTGAACTGAGTATCAGGGACGACTGGCACGCACCCAACGAGGGCGGAGAGGCAATCGATTATCTAATACTGCTCTGCACAGGCGGCCCGGCTGTCCGTATTATCGGAGAGCTAGACAAATGGACAGAACCAGAGACCGCCCGCCTAGAGTATCAGGACTGGTTCACACCCTGGGAGAACTACCCGCTGGATGCCCAGGAAGAAGAAACGCTACTCAACTATGCCAGGCAATTCTACTTCGGGGAAGGCTAGTCCCGCCATCCCTGGCCGTGAATTGGAGGGTTTGCGGCCAGTAGTGGCTAGATTAGCCAAGCCTGACTCCTGGACTACCAGGACAGGCAGAGGAGGAGATGAGCAAATGTATAAAGTAGTAAGGTTTTACTTCAACAAGCCAGGGTGCAGGCAAACAATTAAAACAGCGCTCACACTTGAGGAGGCAAAGGCACATTGCTCAAACCCCGAAACTAGTAGTAGCACTTGCAAGAGCGCAGCAGCTAGGCGCATCACAAGACGAAACGGCCAATGGTTTGATGGGTTTGAAGAGTGTAAGTGTTAAGTTAGCCTGACTCCTAGTAGACTAGGACAGGCATGGAGGAGAGACGGTAGAATGGCAATAGAACCACAGAATATAAACAAATTACCCCAAGACGCAAAGGATATAATACAAGCTATCTTTGATGATGCAATGCCTGTTAGCGGTGGCTTCCCTGCTGATGCCATAGAGGTAAGGCTTGATAATCCAGTCTATAACTTGCTTTATGGCGAAGGTACGGTACATTTCCATGCGTTAGGCAATACTGAGCATTACCTACACTATCGTAATAACAAGGAATGGGCAATCGTGGACTATTCAAACCAAATTGGTAACGCCGAAAATGGTAGAGCAATACTAGCCAAAAATGACAACCGAGAGCCTGACTCCTGGACTACCAGGACAGGCAAGAGAGGAGACCAATGTTTATAGAGAGAAGACAGAATAACGCAGGCTATGTAATCACAACGACCGTAGATCTGGAGCCATGTGCCAGCAACGGTAGCCACTTCCAACTAGAGGGACAGTTAATTATGGACAGCCTAGACCGCTCTAATTCCCTTTGGGTTAGGAACGCCAGCCGCATAGCAAGAGAGGGCTTCCGAATAACATTCTATGGCGACATTGCAGACGCAGATGCCCATGAGCTGCAGAAGCGCTTGACTGAGGGAATTGATCAGCTACGCCACTTCGAGGCGCAAACACACCTCTACGAGCGATTGTGTGAGGCCAGAGAGGAGCCTACGCTATGAGCCAGCCAAAGCAGCACTACAAAGGCTTACTATTCATAACACCGTTCTTTGTGTTCCACACCTACATCACCACATGGCGCCGACATAGCCCATTAGCAGGCTATCGCTGGAAGGTACTGAGGGAACCGTGATGCGCTGGCAAATCACAACCGAGCTCACCTATGAGATAGCGCCAGGGGATACGCCGGCAGAGCACGGCCAGGCCGCAGAACTAGACAGAGCAAAGGCCAAGCTTAGCGAGCTTCTTGACGGTAAGCCATTCGTGCATTACCACTTAGTACAGCTACCGCGAAAAGTCTACGAAGCGGATTAGGAAAGGAGAAGCATGGAAAAGGAAGTTAAGCTAATGGTCGATGAGGAGTTTTGGCAGAGGGCCAAAGTCGCTGCAGCAACCGCCAACGTCAGCCTAAAGTACCTGTGCACCACGGCGATTAGGAGGGAGTTCCAGGCTATCGAGGATGGCTTCAGGTATGAGTCACAAGCTAGTGACCACTAAACGACGCGCCTAGCCCAGCGATTCTTCATCTCCCACCGGAGGGGGGCTCTGTTCATCAGGGCTCCCCTTCTTTGGTCTTGTTACAACATCGCCGCATACAGGGCACACCCAAACGTCCCCAGCGGCACTACTCCCTATAAGTATCAGCAGCGGCGCTTTCTCCCGCGGATCGCCGAGCTCATGCACCGCCTCGGCCTTCAGGAAGCACTTTTCACAGGACGGCATTAGCTTAGCCTATCCCTCATCTCTCTCATAATCCTCATTGGCTTGCCTCCCTATTTTCTATTACTTTACTTTTTTGTTTATAACACTCGACAGTTGCAGAAAATGAGTCCGTGTTATGGATGTCTATGGGGCTGTGACCAAAACCTATCACAATCTGATAATTACATCTGGGGCACTCCCATAAGTCTGCATCCCATATCTGGTACTCGCCAAAATCAGCATAGTCTAGCAAACCAACACCATTCTTTTTGGGACGTAACTCTACTTCGCATTTCACACATACAGGTCTATGCATTCCAACCTCCTTTCTCTCAATGTATCACGAATGGGCTGTTTGCAATCACCCTTGCCGTCTCATAATCCCCTTTATTACCGAGTGGATACAGTATCCCATCCACAAGAATAGGGCGATTGCTATGAAGTAGATTAGCATGGGAACTCCTGCCTTAAATGCCATCGCGCGATACTCTCTCCCTCATAGTCTTTGAAAGTAAATAGCGTGTTCTTATGCTCAGTGAATAATTTGCAATCATCATTCGCAAATAAAGGATTCAGGTTATCCTTCAAAAACACCTTCACGCCCGCCTTATCCGCAGCCTCAACAATCTCCTGTACCCACTCAACCTTCGGCTGACATGTCCACTTCCTACCGAATGGCATCACTGTCAGGTCGGGGTATTTCTGTTGAAACCCTAGCATTTCAGACCTTGTGCCGGTGCAGGAGCCGATTATGAGCCAGTTGATATACTTCATCAAAAACCACGGCATTTTACGAGAGAGGTCCAAGAAGTCTCCCAACATTGGTTCAACCGAGCAGAATTTAACTCTCGCCTGAATATCTCGTAAGAAATAGGCACTGACAAAACCCGCTTTGGAGTTCGTAGCCGTCACGCCAACCCAGCAATTCTCAGGGAAGGGATTCCACTTCACTAGCTCTTGAGGCTGCTTGGTCAAGGTCAAAAAGGTGTGGTCTGGATTCGCCTCTATAAAGTCCAGGATAGCCCGCTTCCACTCATCGGGAATCCACGACCCCATCCAGTCGGACATATCGTTCAGGAATATCAGAGAGCCTTTGGGGATTCCCTTTGTAGTTAATCTCTCAGGCCAGAAGCGAGGGTAGAAGGGATATGAATCTTCATCATACCTATCCGTAGCTGTATTCTTATTCGCCAAATACCTTTCCTTCAGCCTCCCGTGTGCCAGCTTGTAGGCATAGCAAGGGAAGCCACCACCTTTACAGTAGCCGTCCACATGGTTCAGGCAGCCCGTGATTACATTAAGCGATACATCAGCCCATTTTATAGTACTACTTATGTCATTAGCCATTATAATTCCTCCATTTCCAATGTTTACCTCGTTGATTATGACCTGATACATAACGCCGTTCACGTCCCTTATTATCAATGTTGATGAGAGTTTTCCCGCATCCACAGGCACATACGACAGCTTTTCTAGGTCTTTTCCTTTTCTGGGCATACTTGCATAGAGCTTCACCATTTCGGCAACGATTCAACTGCCATTGGTGTAAATCATCGACAAAATTCGTTTCAGCTAAGATTTGCTCTCTTGTATACTTTTGTTTTATCCCTGTTCTTGTGGCTGTATTTAAGGTGAAAATTTTGTCTCTGAAATCCAACATTTTGATGGTATCCTCTAAGGTATACGGGATATTTCTAAAACGTGATTGCTGAAAATGGGCTAATTCTGCAACAGTATAAAGAGCTTCCTGTTTAAGATGGCAGAATGGGGCTATTCTCTCCACAAAAGACAATACCCCCTCAAGGCCGCTTATTGAGTAGCAATTCCTATCAGACTTGTGGTTCACGTGACCATAACCAATATAATTACAAATAGCATCCAATATCCCGTCCGTTTTCTGGGCTATCTTGACAGCTGGCCAAAACCTATAAATGACTCCAGTCGGTAAATGCCTACGAATAGTCACCACCATCGCACTACCCTCGCCATCAAAAAAGCCAGCTATATATGCACCATTCATTACTGTGCCCAGCCTATACTACTATTGACCTTGCTCATTCCTTCACCTCCTTGACATCGGCTACATCTACAACTTCTGGCTCTTTGGCACGAACTTCCCACACGAGAACCCACTGTTTCAGGTGCTCACAGGCCGGGAAGGGGACCGCCAAGTAATTTCGGATATGTTCAGCTAAGTTGTGCCGCGTCAAGATACTGTTCCAGAAAATGACCTCGCCCTTACCAATAGCTATGCCATCCGAGGCAAAAATATCCTTCTTCAGGAAGACCATGCGCCCACCCTTGGTCACGATGCGCTGCAGTTTCTCCACAGACTCGGCTTGGTACCCCAGGTCTTTTAGCCACTTGATAGTGCGCCGCTTGTAGTAGTTGCCTTTATCAGCCATCACATACCTCGTCCACTATTGGTTGAACAACCCTCTCGGTCCTACCACACTTCGGGTTCGGACACTTGAAATACCAGGCCTGGTCTTCTTTGTTCTCAGGCATACTGTCCTCCTTTTTGTTATTCTACCAGGAACTCAACACCTATTTCTCCTGAGGCAAACCCTAGGTATGTATACCCAACTTGAGAACATCACCCCTCACTAACATACGTCTCAAAATCCTACTTACCGTCTGGACGGGAATTGGACAGGAATTGGACAGGGGATAATAAATATCCCCCCTGTCCGTCCGATACCCCCAAGCGGACACTTTTCGGACACTGTTTGTAGCTGAAACGGACAAAAGGACATAAAAATTCGGACTGTCCGATTATGCCAAATCGGACACCGTAAATCGGACACTTTTTGAACTGTCCGTTTCTTATCCATACCGCTTACCCCACTTATGTTCGGGCAGTTTAACAATGCTTCCAGAGTCCCGCAACCGTCTCAGGGTTTTACTTATAGTATCCTGCTTCCTGTCAAGCAATTCAGCTAATTCGGTAACGGTTTTTGGTCCCTCACTTAATTCCTCTCTTATCTGGACACTGACCGGCAACTCGGTAGCAAAGCCAGGTACGTCCTTCACATCTTCCAGCTCCACCTTAATGGTATCGTCCTCATATGTAAGCTGCCAGACCATAGGCTTAACCCTGACACCAATGTTCTTCTTGTAGTGGAACAGGCCTATATGGAGGATATTGGAGCCAGTCTCTTGGACAGATTTGACCTCATAGACCGTCCGTGCTTGTACCACGAAGTAGGCTGAACCAAAAGGTGTCTTCCGCTTTTTGGCTTCTTTGGTGGTATGATGAATGATGATACTGGTGACCGCGAGAGAGCGCAGGGCCGTGAAGAAGTTGGTCACCGGCTCCGGCGTAGTGAGGTCGCCACCGCACGCTAGCCCCGCGCTATCAACGATAATCGTATCTATGTCACCGTCCTGTATAATCTTCCTAATGGGCTCAATATCATCCGCCAGCCGCATAAAACAGCGACGGTAGCTTATGTAGAGACGAGGTAAGTCTAGGCCGCGGATCAGAGCGCTCAGCACGTAAGCCATATCAGCATAGTCAGTTTCCCAATCCAAGTAAAGCACCTTACTAGATTTAGGCTCCAAGCAAAATGGATTATCAGTCCAGGGGAGCTGTAGAATCACAGCGAAGCACAGCGCGAGCGTGCTCTTGCCCGACCCTGGATCGCCGAAGATGATGTTGGCCTTACCCTCTGATATTAGCGGCGCTAGTTTGTAGGAAGGTGCCACAATATCGTCGTTAGCCCATAACTCAACGGCCTCTTCTCCGGCACGAAAGCGCTCAAGCACCCTCAAGCAAAGCTGTTCTAGGATAGTGTCGAAGTCATCCTGAGAGAGTTGGTCATACTTAGTAGCCAGTTTCTTAGCCAGCTCTGTCCTGCTACGAGCCGCGGTCAAATTGAAAGAGGTCTGCAGGAGGTGGGGGTACTCATAGTCTTCCCTACTGGTCGTGACAACTAGCTCAGATAACACTCGACCGTCCTTATGCGAACGGATGTGACTAACCACAATCTGCAATTGCTCCTCTGCCCATACTAGGGTGTAAGTCGAACCACGTCCGTCAATAGAAGGAATGCTCATTTAACTGACATTCCTTTAGCATGATAACTCCATTGGTATTTGAGAATATCTTTCTAGAGGTGACGTACCGTTTGGTCGGGACTGAGCTATTTCAAAGGTACTGGCATCCTTTTCAAATCCCATGAACCTTCGGTTTATTTTTTGCAGACACAAGCCGTGGTACCGCCACCAAGAAAGTAGTCAACAACCAAATTGCCTTCTGACGAGAAAACATCTATGTAATAGCGAGCAGTTGTTTCATCTTGCCCCCATTTATGAAATCTCTTGTCTCCTCCAGTACCATCCCACTGCCCCAACACATTGGTTCTCGGTAGTGGGTTTTGTCCCTTCAAATGGTAACAAAGGATTGATTTATACCCTGATACAATCTTCCGTGGCTACAAAATAGATGTATTGCCCTTATGTACCAATATGCTGATTAAAATAGTTCATTACCACGTCTTTCCAGTAAGGACCTACATAAGTTATTAAAAAGCCATCTGGTTTTAACACCCGCACCGCTTCTCTGGCAAGCCACTCATAGAGATAATGAAACTCTTTAGGATACGGTGGGTCTGTGTAAATTAAATCCACACTACGACCTGGTATTTTCTGTGCAGCCAGTTCTAGTGCATCCCCGTGGTGGATAGTTACATAACTATCTTTATAAGGCTTATCCATACCACCCTAGCCGGTGCCCTTAGTCGCTTTTTTGATTTTTGCCGCCGCTGGCCATTCTACTTGCGGTCGTGTTACTGGTACTGACTGAGTCACCGGTCTGACCACTCGCGGCCTCGGCCTATTCCGCATGGCAGTCTCTAGCCTCTCTAGCCTCTCTGCCATCTGGTCTAGTTGCACCCGGATATTCGGTTCGGGACACCTTGGTGTCATACCCTTGGAATGATAGTCTCGAAGCCAGCAATCAGCCACGGGGAAGTCTATTAGGTCGTGTGGATCCGACTCATCCCAGCAGTGATTCGGCAATGTTGACCAATTTCCTTTACCCTTGTCGTCATCAAATGCTTGCATTGGTAGTCGCTCCTACTAAAGTCCTTATCTCCTCAATATCACTCTCGGCTCGTTGGAGAAACTCTTTACATGCCTTGCCTTCAACCATGCGGTAGGCCCCTTCAGCATATACTAGGTTATAAAGAGCACGCTGGAAGACAAGGCAGCACTTATCTACCAACTCTTGCTGTGTGGGTATCCGCCCCAGCTCCTTTTCGACTTCAGTTTTATTTCTCATCTCTATCCTTTAAGCCCCACTTGGCTACTTCATCCTCCATGGAACTCTTTATAAGGGATACAAAATCAATAGCTATTCCTGCTGCCTCTGCTGCCCATACTGCCCATACTGCTGCCCATGCTGCTGCCTCTGCTGCCTTTGCTACCTCGGCGGGCGGTGCTGCCGATTACGCTGCCAACTCTACGACGTCTGTTTGTACTTAAGTG